TTTCCACTTTCTGATTTTGCCGGATACTATTACATAAGACTGCATCCCGGTAACTTTAGCGTACGCCTCGTACTCGGTATCTGTAAGTTTCCGTTTTTCTCCATTTACCGTTACCGTCCGGCCAGGTTGTCCCTTAAACATCTGGATTCTCACCATCTCAGCATCTACCGGGTCCTCAGATTTGCCGGATATGGTAATGGGTGACAAGAGGTTAATCAGGAAATTACCGGTCTTGTCCTCGACGTTCTGACGTACCAGAGGACGGCCCCAGATATCAAATCGCATAGGCAGGTCGTCTTTCATCACCGGCAAGCGGTTTTGCATGGCGTCCAGGGCTGAGTTCACTTCCCGGATGTAGGGATCGTCCGCCTTTGCAACCTGACCGACAAAGGAAGGAACTAAGGTCCCGGCGAATCCCTGTATCCATTTGTCACCGTATTGAGCCGGGTCTGAGAGTGCCTGGTTAAAGTTATTGAGTCCTTGCATCATGGTTTTATTTAAGAGGTTACGACCCCATGCCATGGTAAGTTTGCCCGCGATCTTGTCTGTCTCTCCGCCCTCGTACATTTTGAAGGCTTCAACAAGGTCTGCCGTGGTCCCCATGAGTGTTGCGAACGGCTCTATCCTGGAATACGAAACATAGTTATCTCCTATCTTGAAACTTTGCGGCCTCCATCCGGTCGCCATAAGTGCCGCCCGTTGGTTCTTGTCCTTCGGCCCGTTGCCGGTAATGTTGCCTTCAAACGCCTGCTGCGCTATCATGGCAGTTATGACGCTGCCGATGGTCGCCTTCGATAAATCCTCAAGCACCTGGGCCTTACCGCCGTACTTCTCGAAAAATCCGTTTTCCTTGCCGTATAGGAGCTTCCCGGCAACACGCACATATCCGGCAGGGGTAAGTTCCACGGCGCCCATCTTAACAAGATTTGTGGCGGTCTTAACGAAAGGCACAATGTAGCGAGCGGTCGGTGTTATATTCCTGAGGCGCATTGCAGACTTCATTACCTTGCCTAATTCATCCTGGTACGTCCAATGCGTCTGTTCCTTGTCTATAGCCTTTATCATCTCAAGGGTCGGCTGCTCGTTCAACTGCATGACACGCTGTTTGAGTGCTTCCCCGGTCAAACCTTCCTTAGACGCCTCACGGAAGGCAAGCGCGTTTCTTTCTCCGGCCCCGATAACACCCTTGAAAAACTCGTCCATAAAAGTCAGGGGCTTGTAACCCAATGAGCGTATAACCTGGCCCGTCTTTCCCGGTATGGCCGTTCTGGAACGTACGTCAAGCTTGGACGCGTCGCCCATGGTCATTTCATTTACCCATGAGTAGACGGCTCTCTGTCCGCCTTCCTTGACGCCCTGAATCAACGAGGTCGCCATCTTGTAGCCTTCGGAGGCGTAGACGTTGCGTTCACTGCCAAATGCCTTCGGGAATAACTTTGTAGCTGCCGCGTCGAACGTTCCGGCCAACATCCGGGCGGGAGCCTTGAGAGTAAGGGCGCCGATATTACCGAGTATGTTTGACGCCTGGGTGACGGGGTTTCCGAGAAGTCCGATATTGCTCCACCCCTCAAATATCATATCCCCGATTGTGGGCTTGTTAAGTTCCTGTATCTTCCGCAGTACTTCTTCCGGCTTGGATAGGTCAACACCGTCCAGGGTGCGCTTGATTTCTTCTTCTCCGAAACCTTCTTTTTTCAGTTTCCGCATGAGTGTACGGAACGCCTCGGCCTCCAATGCGCCTTCCGGGTTAATCTTGGCCGCTCTCATGCGTAGGGCCCGGCCCTGTTCCGTGCCGACCTTTAAATAAGACATGTTGGCGTATATGGCGTTTTCGAGGGCGGCGGTTCGTTCCTCTTTGTTCATGTCCGCCCATCGGCTTGTCATATCATCGGTGACGGCTGTTGCCATTTCTCCAAGGGAGCGGGTTTGGTAATCGTTGTATATCACGCCTTCCTTGTTGAAGTCGCGTTTTATGTCGTCCATCGTCAAGCCTTTGTCGCGTCCTTCTGCTGTTATCTGGTCAACCGTCTTGGCGGCGATGTTGTCGTAGAGGTCCATGTTGTTGCGCACAATGGCCTCAGTCGCGGCGGATGTGGCGCGGGGTACTTCCATTTTATTGACAAGGGTCTCGGCTGTACGGGGCAAGGGGCGCGCCCCAACAGGCGTATTACCACCCGCTACGTTCTGGAAGTCCACGGCCTTCATGGTCTTGTCGAACATATCCGGGGCAAGTCCGCCAGAGAACAGGCTGTCATTGCCTATTCCGCTTGTGGCGTTTGGTTTCGCGCTGGTAATGGATGAATTTATTTCCGCCTGGGCGCGGTCTTTGGCAAGACTGCCCTCGGATGTGATAGGCTGGTCAAACGCGGATGTCGTTTTGGGCGTAATTCTCTCTGATATGCCTCTTTCTCCGCCAGTATCAAATAGCACGGCCACATTATGCGGGCCGTAATCCTTGCCTCTGAATTTACCGCCTTCGTGCCTGAATCCGTCGTAGCCAAGACGTTCCAATTCTACATGCACGGAATTGAAAACTTCGGCGGCGTCATAGACTGTGTAGTTGCCTTGATCTGCTATGGTTTCCTTGAGTTCATTTATGGCATCTATGCCAGATTGCCCACGTAGACTTGTAATCGTTTTTTCATCTGCATCAAGGCGCCGTAATTCATCCGCAAAGATGTTAAACTCATGTTCTCCAAGTGGACGATTCAGGTCAAGAATTTTGCATTATTGAGCGTACCCTCAAAGACTTTGCCTGCTACGCCCTTACCCTTAGTTTCGCTATATCCTTTGGCCACGTCGGGGTTGTCGGTAAGATAAAGACCTGGGCCGAACAAAGCGCGACTATCGCCATATGCCATTGGTGAAGCATCGGTTATTTTAGTTAGGGGGGCTTTAGTGCCATGATAAACGGCAGACGAAACGGGTTGCGTGGTATCCCACGGTTTAAACGCGGGCGCTACTTCTTCGGAAGGTAAACCTTTCCAATCTTGAAGCCACTGGGGCAGAGTTTCTTCAACTCCGTAAGGCTTCCCCCCTCTAACTGGATTACGCGTACCGGCTGCTTCTGCGGCTGCTCTGGCGTCGTAGAGGGCTGTGTCTGCGGTCTTGAAGTCGGGGCCGTGTCCATAGTCGAACCTCACTCCGTTGATGTGTACCGGACCGTCCGGCGTATCTAATTCAATTATAGCCTCGGAAATTCTGTTTTGTAAAGACTTTAATTTTTCGGCGGCTATTTCGTGGTTGTCGAAGATGGCGGAAAACTCGTCGCCCTTGCCGGAACGGTAAGCGTCCAAGCCCTCGTCTTTCAGGGCTTTGCCTATCGCGGCGACAAGATTGTTTCCTGCGTTGTGGCCGTAGGTGTCATTTACCCATTTCAGGCCGGACACGTCGCCGGTCGCAATGTATTTTCCTGCCGCTTCCGCTTTCGGCAGGTCAGCCGCCCAAAGGTCTGCGTTGGGAAGGCCAGTCAAAGTATCCTCGTTGGCTACTCTCCATGCTCCTTCCGTGTCGCCCTTTGCAACCGCTTCATCGTAGCGGGTCCTGCGTTCAAGGCTGGTTCGCTTTTCCACTTCCGGTGAATGCTGTACTGCGTCGAGTGGCCCGTACTTCTCCTCAAGTGCCTTCTGGTATGCCTTCTCCGGGTTCGTCTCGAACTTGCCTGCCTGAAATAGTTCAACTGCCTTATTATGGAAGTCGGCAGGCGTAGAACCTTCCGGCAAGAATCCATCCTGTATAGCCTGTTCAACTGCTGCGTCGGGTCCCATGCCGTTCTTTGTGGCAAGCCCGCTGGAATCCGTCTCTTTATTTGAGAATATTTCCGCCTCTCCACCAAGCCCGAGTTCACGCCACTTTGCCGGGTCCAGACCGCCCTTGTCCCGTAACCATGAAATCATGTCGCCGTTGTAGTCCTTACCGATGCTATGGTCCTGCGGTATCGTATCCGGTTTGACGTAGGTAACGGTTTCCGGGGCCGGTGTTGCTTCACGTGGAACTTCTGCCGGCGCGGGTGCGTATGGGTCGAAGCCGGGTTTAATCTCCGGTGCGGTTCTAAGGTCAGGAGTGGGGGTTGGTTCGGCTCCATGTGGCCTCAATGCTCCTGCAACTATCGCCGCATTTCCCGCCGATGTCCAGGGTTGTTCCGTCCAGTTTCTTACGAAGTTATGGGGCTGTGCCGCCAGTGTGTCAAGCGGATGCCGTATAAGTTCCGCAGTATCGATGCCAAGCGGTTGCCCTACCACATTGGCGGTGTCGGTCAATACCTGTCCGTAGTCCACACGTCCAAGAGAATCAACAAGGTCCCTAGCTGCCTGTGCCGGGTCAATGGTCGCGTCCATTATGGCCGTGCCTGCGGCCGGCAGCATTTCGGTGAACGGAGCGGCAAATCCTTTTGCAGTCTCAACAAGGTTCGGGACATTCAGGTATTGGCTGGCCATGTCAAGGGCGCGGCTCAAGAACGGCTTGTCTGTTTCTTGCCCCTGGGCCTGTCCGGAGAAGTCGGGCGTAGGAGAATCCCAGGTAATGCTGGACGGGTCTATTGCCGGTTCGCTGTCCCATGTAATATCAGACGCCTTCGGTGTCTCGTCCCACGTAATATCGGCAGGGTTTATTGGCATGGCTCTCCTTAGTAACCTATTGAACCATCCGAATATTTATAGACCGTGCGGCCCGTTTTATCCTTGCCTGTCTGTACCACCTGGCGCGTCGGCGTGGCTTGTGTCGGTCGCGCACCTCCCGTGCTATATCCTGCGGGTGCTGTGCCGCTCGCGTTCGCGTAAGTTACCGCAGCCCTGGCCTGTTCCGGGTCGAGTCCCTTCTTTCTGAAAAAGTCAAAAGAGTACGGGTCGCCGCCAATAGGCAGGGGATTGTGCAACTTCCGCCAAGAAGTAAGGGCAGCTTCGGCGTGTGCCATCGCATCTTCCGGATCAGACCCGTCCTTCTTGGCTTCCGCGTTATATGCGGCCTTAAAAATATCACTCTCCATCTTGTTCGTATAATCAACTTTGCTGTCCGCGCCGTACCTATCAACCGGGTTCTGTATCTTGGCTACGTTCAATTGGTTCAAGCGGTTCGCCTCGCCCTGCGTCCCCCCGTAAGCCTGTTCATTCTGTTGCAATCCGAGTGCATTAGCGTAGGCGGCATCGGACTTGCGTTTTTCCGAGTCTATAAGGTTCTGCTTTACTTGTTCCGGTGTAAAAGGCACCTCGAACTGTCCGTTATTTGGGTTATATATCTTCCCGGTCACGGGTTCCTGCGCCAAACCGCCGGTCGTCTTGAAATAGCCGCCTGGGTCGCGTAGCGCGGAATTGGACATATACCCACCATAGGGGTTATCATCTACAGGCTGATTGCGCCAATCGGAGAGTGCTGGCATATATGTATTCAATCCGTATGCGTAAGGGTCAAACCCTGGCCTTAGTCCGGTTCCCATCAGATACCTCCTTATTTAAATTTGTTCGGGTTGTAACCTTTTACGAAACCACCACCGCCAGCCGATGAGAAACCGCTATCGAAGTAAGGGCCGCGAATTGAACTTGCTCCACCGGCAAGGGGCGCCCTGCCATATTGCAAACTGTATGGATCGAAACCTGGCTGGATTTGGGTATTATTGCGATAATCAATCAAATCACTACCCATACCACCCATTCGCGCCCGGCTGTATGCGTAAGGGTCAAAACCCGCGTTAACAAACTGCGTCGGTCCGCTCCCCGTGTCTATGCCTCCAAACTGGCCGGGCTTCAACCCCTGGCTGCGTACCTGGGCAACCGGATTGCCGTTCTTGTCCTCCAACTGCCCGGTAGCAGGGTTGAGTATTAGATCGCCGGAATCGCCCGCAGTGTTTTCCCTGGGTGGCAGCGTGTACATCCGCTTCGCCCTTGCGATGTCCAATCCCAAACCGGTCCGGTCGTCACCTAAACCATCAGACGCCATGTATGGGTACGGCATTTTAATAGCCCTCCATGTTTCTACAAAATTACAGGCACGGTCACGGCCCTATTTTATAGGCCGTTATAATCGAAGCGTTATTTCCTGCGCCGTTATGCACGGTAGCGGCTTTAATTTTCCCACCAGATGCGGGACTTGAAACAGATACTTTATATGTTGTAGGAGACGCTACAACGACACCACGAGAAAGAGATATGGTTACTGGATTAGCATAAGTAACGCAAGGCAACTCTCCAGATGCCAGAACTGTTGAACCATCCCATAACTTTGCAGTAACATTCGCATTGGTCGTATATCCTGTAACATTTGAAGTTATAAGCCATGTCCCTGCTGTTAGACTTATACTTGGGCCGTCATAATATGTGTTCGCATTAGTCATGGTCACGTCTGCGGACAGGACGTTTTCAACGTATGTTATCGGGGCCTGGTAATTCGTGCCTGAGACTGCAACCGACATGCCCGTTCCATTGGAGAATAACATCCCGTGCGGAGTCGTCTTGAGCGTCAGGTACGGGTCCACGGTAGGATCAGAGATAGACCAGGCGAACCCGTTTGCATCTGTCCCGTTCACGGATGTTACCGTTCCGCCGTTCATACCTACACCGGGGACGTACGACGAATAATTGCCAAGACCAGTCACAAGATATTTACCCGTCCCGCCCGGTGTCTTCGGCATATACCCGTGCATGGCTGCATTTGCGTTTCCGGTCGTATTGTCAGAGAAATTTATGATTGTATCTGCAATAGCATTTATCCAGCCATCCAGCCATCCGTTGGCGTCTGAAATAGGTATCGAGGCCGGTGTAGGCGAACCTTTAGCTATTGCCGGGTTCTGCACAACAAGACTACTGCTGTTTAACGTCGCAATACCCGGAGACCCTGCACTACCTGCCGCCCCAAACCTTGCCGCCAGCCGCGCTGAATAACCGTTAAATACTGAAGAATCCTTTTTCGTTGCCCTCAGCCGGTTTATACCTGTCCGGTTTCCAAAATCTTTATCGACCAGCCTGTTAAGTTGCTCGGCGACAATAGTCGTATGCGGAAAAAATAAAGGGTATCCGTTTGCATCGTATTTCACCGCCTGCGCCTGTGCATTGCCATAATATATAGCCGCAAGGCCTAGTATGCCGATTCCAATAATTACAAAAACCGCCCAATTATTTTTAATGCTTTTCATAATCCCCCCATTTTATCCCGCGTAATTTTCGTCTGCCTTTGCTTCATCCGCCTTGGCGGCTCCCGGTGTGGCAGCGGCTATTTCGGCAGGATAAATACCCGCCAGTACCAAAGAAATATGCTCTACGAATTTTAGACCATTCTGCATCTGAACCGGTGGTTCAAGCACAATCTCGGTTACAAGAAGCTTGGTCAATGTCGAAAGACCTATTGCAACATCCGCATCGGTTACGGTTATAAAGTCGCCCGGCTCGATATCAAAATTGGATAAGGGCGTTTTGAACGGAACATCAGGAACCGACCGGCTCTTATATCTGTCGAGTACAAAGGCTTGCAAACTTGCGGCCATAGCATCGTCGTTGATGAAATTGCATTTGTAAAACTCCGGACGTTCGCATACGCCGTAATCCGTTATGCTTGCGGCATCTGATGATTCCGGCACAAACCCATAATATTTTTCGTTCCAGGCTGACCCGTCGCCCACCCTGTTGTAATGCAGGCCGATTTTGTTTATTATCTTGTCCTTGCTCACGGGCTGCATCCGTATCATGGGAATACGGCTTTCCCAATCTTTAAGGATGTCCGCTTTTGTCAGGTCATTGCTCGATGCCGGAACCGTGTCGGGCAGTACAAGAATATGAACTGCGCCGAAGCTGTCCCAGATCATGCTGCGGCCCTGAAACATCATGCTTGACAGTACATCCAGAAATAGAGGGTAATCGTTTATGACTCCCCCGAACGTATAACTTTTTGCAGTGTAGGCTGATCTCGCCGTGTTGAATCTCGTCGCGTCCGGGGTCAGGCCGCCATAAACGGTTATGAAGTGCCGCTTCACATCGGCGGGGTTGGTTATCAGGGCGTTTGGAGTTCCCGTATATGTGCCGCTCACGTCGTCCGGCTGTCCGTCGCAGTCAAACGATATTCTGCTGCCTATCTCTATCGCCGCCGCATTCAAACCGTCAAGGGATACTCCACTCGGCTTAAAATAGTTTGCATCCTGGTATAAGACACGAAAAGAAATGTCATTAATGATAATTCCCGTTCCACTCAATAAACAATGAATATCGTTAACCCAACTTGCCGTTGATGTTATTTTCGATGCTCCATACGATAAGTTCCATGTTGTCGTAGCAGTGAAATTTATATTGCCAATACCGCCCGCGCTATTATCGAATATTAAAGGGTCGGCGTGGTAAGCCGAATCTATGTTGAGCGCGACACCGGGATTTGTAGCGTTAACGCTGTAACTTATACCGACAATATTACCTAGACGCTCCGTGTCGGTTGCAATACCGATGTAATTACTTCCGCCATAACCATTAACACCTAAAATTCCTATCGGCGCGGCTATGTCAATGGAACTAACCGGGATGACATTTGTACCATCGTAAGTTACAACGAAATAGCACTCAAGTATTGCCCTATGGCAAGTCGAAGATGCCGCAGTTAATTTGAGTGCAGTAGCCCACGCCATACCTGCGGTAACAGCCGAAGCCGGCAAAACGTATGTGTTCAAACCTGCATTCATAGTCAAACCATTAAAGTTCATAGTCATGCCGGAACCGGCGCTAATATTTAAATTTGTAGCGTTTGCATCGTAATTATAAATAGTAAGATGAGCCGTAACCTTTTTAACTGGCCCCAATGATACTGTTTCAGGTGCGACGGCAGATGTAAGTGTGCTGTTTGAATTGGCAGAGCCTATGCTCCCGTAAAGTTTTATTTCTCTCGTGTTGTCACCAAATAATAGACCTGACTCGATGGTTTCCATGTTGACGCTCGTTTCAAGTGTCAAGTCCGGCGACAACTGGACCTTCGCTTTAGGCGTGAGTATCTTCGTCGCGCCCGTAAGAACCTTCGATCCGTTTACCCGGACATCTCCGATGGACACGACCGGATGGTCGGCCACAAGATAATCGTATGAAGACAAATATTCCCATACTGCTTGGCCTACTCCGTACGAGTTTGCGATTGTGCTGTTGTAGCCTCTGGTGGTTACTGTCAATACTTTCGTGGTGTCGTTGTAGGCTGAACACCGTATCTGTTCGTCCTTTATCCTTACCGTGAACGCGCCGGAAGTCGGGAACCTCTTGGCGTTCGGCAGTTTCGATATTGTTATGGTCGTGGATGTCTTTGTCATGGCAACGGCGAGTATATCGGCGCCGCCCGCTACGATGCACTGCACGGAAACATCTTTGACTGGACCGTAGATTATATTGGCAGGTTGCCCTACGGCCTTTGGCGCGGCCCCTGGATAGGTCGTCGGGTCAATCTTTGTTCCGATGTGCTTGTTCGCCCGGTAAAGTTCGTTTATAAGAAGGATGTCGCCAGTGAACCCGTCCCAATCCGGCTTTTCGATATAGTACCGGCCAATCTCGGCCTTGTCTGCCGCGCCCAATCCGGCACCATAGAACCAGAGATATGTTTTAACAAGCGTGTTCTGAGGCGAGTTCGCTTTTAGGTTCCCGGAGAACGGCGTCGTACCGGTATTGTTTATCTTTAACTTCCTTGACGGTATCGGTATATCAAATAGGTCGCCCTGGTCAATACGTTTCTCTTTATCCCAACTCACGATAAACCCGGAATACGCCTGAGTGCCGATGGTGACATTTCTGCTGGCAAGGTAGACTGTACCCGTGGCGAAATAGAACTCCGCCAGGAATACAGGCTGAGATGTTACGTCTGCCATTGCGGCTATAAATGCCGCCGTCAGGTCGGTTCTCATTACCTCTGGACCCTCAATTTTAATTCTCCGATAAAGCCCCCGCTATCTACCGGTTGAAAACCAAGAGACGGCGCATTCATTATGTTTACAGCCACGGAAGTTGTGCCGCCGTCCCCATCGTCTATTACGGCCGTAATCGAATTTAACGCGCCAACAGCTATATTCTCAAAGACGTTGCAAAGACACTGCGTGGCTGCCGCCTGCGCCCTTGTGGACTGGTTATAGTTCCCAAGATAATCTTCATATTTCAAAGGGCTGGCTTCCGTAAAAACCGCGACTATTTCAGCCGACCCGTTCCCAAACCTCTGTGTATAAAGCGTATCGTCCTTAGTCAAGCCAACCGCAACATCGACAGCCGGGTCATATCCAGGGCCGATAATCGGCGCGGATGTGAACACCATATCAGTTACGCCTGCGCCTAACCCGGTTAATTTGATAAGCTGTCGCATCAGGAAACCCTCAAACTTGAAAGTACAAACTGCACGTATTTCTGTACCGCGTCCTTCATCTGCGGGTTAGGTATGTACTGTTCAACACCCTTGGCGACGACCAGCCATTCCATAGTCTCATCGTAACGGCGCTCAAGAGGCAGGTACTCCGCTGGCGTCTGTCCATATAGGGCGTAAGTTGGGAAGTACGGCCCATTTATTATCAGGCCAGCGGGAATATTCGCACTTGGTATGGAATTAAGGGCGATAATGGACTTGTAGCTGTCTCTGTAAATAGTGTAGTTGTAAACCGTGTCGTTTCCGTTCGATATGTCGGCTTCCACGATGTCGCGGGGTGCATAGTCTAGCGGAACCTTGGCGGACCCTGTGGCATACCAGACATTCTTTATCTCTGCCGGGAAGGGCAGGTTCGCGTCAACCTGGTACTCGTTCACGCCGGATGATATATTGTAAAAGAAGTCGTCCTGCAAAATCTCGAAATCACGGTTCATGTCCTCGATGGCCTGATTAATCCATAATGTGCGTTCGTCCGTCGAGGATGCCGCTACGCTGAACCCCTTGAGCGTATTTCCTACCCTTGTTACCATGATGTCTATCGTGGTGAATCTGCTGCTCAGGGCAGGAGCCGTAGTAGTCAGGATTGTATTGGTCAGGGTGGTATGTACCGCCTGAGTGGCGTTAAACATAACGGCTAGATAGGTCCGGTCTGCGTTCGCGCTCACGAAGTCGCGGTAATATATACCGGTCCCTACAACCTCTGTCATGGCTCCGGCAGTTACTACCTTCACATGGTTATACAGGTCGTATACGTCGAGTGTCAAGGTCAGGCCGGTTACGGGTACGCCGTTTTGTACTACCGCTGTGGTGAACCTGATAGTGTCGCCCGGCACATACTCGCCATTTGCGGAAGCGGTGACATAAAGGTCAACCGTCTTAATAAGCTGAGAGCCACGGTAAATATATACATCGTAAACTACATCGCCGGCAGGTATCAGGTAATCGTAGTAGTACACGCCCGCGCTCGTAAACTCCGTCATGGACTGAGCATTGACTACCTTAGTCTGGGTCGTCCTGTTATAAATCGTTATTGTCAACGACGCTCCGGACTGCGGGACGCCGTTCAACGTCGGGACTACTCCGATTCGCGCTGTATCTCCTGGCTTATATTGCATGGTTCACGCTCCTATGGTGCGTAATAGTCCGGCATTTTGTCGGTCTTAACCTTGATGCTGGAAATGATGGCGAACGCCTCCTGATCTCTTGCTCCGGCGGTCGATACGTCCGCGTCAAGGTGGTTCATCCGGCTGTCGTAGTCCTCCTGGTATGTCTCTTTCGTCCCGGCATAATTTGCTACAATACAGTACGAACCACTCGTCGTGACGTTGGACATTGTAACCGTGGCGTATTTCCCGGCAATAGTTGAGGCCGTGCTAAACGCTACATTGCCCGGTGCCCAGTTCGCACCATTCTTGGTAACGCTACTCGAAGTCGGGACGACCGTGTGCGCCGAGTCAGCCGTGTAGAATGTCGCAGCGGATGCCATCGTGGTGAGTGCCAGAAGGAAGGCTGCTACTATGAGTCTTTTCATGTCGCTCCTATTTATGGGTATCTACCCAGCAGGTTGTGCCGTCCTCAAATATAATCTTGTATCTTCGGTTCACCGTTGTGGGATCCGCAGGAGTCGTCAAGGATTTTAACGCCCTCTGTTCCCACAGGTAGCAGTTGTTGGCGTTGTTGCTGTAATACTGGCTCTGGTCGGCGGTGCTGGTCGAGCCGCGTTCGGCATAAACCCCATACTCACCCGCCACGGAATAGTTCATGATGGTGTTGAAAATTGTTATGGTGGCACCGAAGTTTAAATTTGCGCCTCTCGTTGCGAATATCGCCCTTGCACCGGCCGATGTATAACTTGTCCCGTCGAAAGAATTACCGAGTATTTGGTTTGCGCCCGAGTCTCCGGCCCAAATCTGATAAACGGTATGGGTTGTCGGGCCGGTAAACATATTGTAATAAATCCAATTCACAGGACTTACGCCCGATATGCCACGGCTTGTATTGTCATGGATATTGTTGGCAAGGTATAAAACCCTAGATCCGGTATTATTCACGGCAAACGTATTATTGTGAATCTCGCAGTTTATAAGCTTAAGACCGTTGGCACCCATACCTACCATCACGCCATTAGTGCAATAATCGATATGGGCGCCGTAGACATTGATGGCTGTTTGCCCATCAGCTATGTCCAAACCGCTTGCCCTGACAATAGTTGTTTCGGCTCCTGCGTCCGCACCCGTCAATCTTGTTACTGAGTTGTCCAATATCCTGAATTTGCCTGTCGTATCCGGCAGGGCGGGTAGTGCCCTAATGTAGATAGTAGAGGTAGTATTAGATAATACAGGCCTCGTCACATACGGCATGACCGTGCCGTCCCCAAGCGTCTCAGTTGCCGCAGTCGGGACTCCGGTGCAAGAGTAAAGTTGGAATACCTTTTTTTTGAATGCGTCCACTGTCCAGCCCGCACCCGCCTTCCTTATCCAGGCGGGAGCCGTGGCGGAAGACTGTTGCCCTGCGCTTGTGACGCTCTGGCCCGTGATCATCGTGGACATTTCACAAAAAACGCTGATGCTGTAAGGGCCGGAAAACTGTTTGCCCTGAATCTTGGCGGTTTCTCTGTACGTCCCTTTTTTAATATATGCCGAGACATTGCCTCCAATCACGGGCGGGATTCGAGACAACATGTACGTCCAGGTATTAAATGCGCCCGTGCCGGCCGAAGTTCCCTTTGCAACGTCGTCCGTACCCAAGGCATCAACGTAGTATGCCAGTGACCCGTAAGAGTGCAGGGGCATCCATGCCGAACCGCTCCACTCGTATATTATGGTCGTGTCCGTATTATAGAAAAACGGGTTGTTAGTCGATGGCACAGCCGGGAACAACGTGCCGGAAATAACACCGCCAGTCCTGTAGAGCCGGTCGGCCATAGATTCCGAACTACAACTGCTTTCAATGAACAGCGGGTTTGACCATGCCTTCAAGCCGCTTGTCTGGTGGATTACCTGCCCGCGTATATAGCCTTCACTTCCGATTGTCGTATACGTTGCAAATGTCACGCCGGATATGTTTTTGAGTATGCGCCCGTGGTCGCCGTAGACCTTGATATTAGCCGTGCTGACAGATGCAAAGGTTACAGCCTTGCCGGATACCGTAGTCTCGATGCTTGGCCCTTGGGTGGCATAAAACCGCCCATTTCGAAGCGCGTCCATGATGTCGGCCTTAGTCGCGGCGGCGCAGTTCACTATAACCCAAGCCTTGTTGAACGTCGAACCTGTAGTATCGTGGCAATCATCGTCTGCCGTTATCCATATCCTCTTACCTGCGCCCAGTAGTTTATCAACTTCAGTCGTTGAATCAACATCAAGAATGGCATTATAAATTTCAACTGCGTTCAGTCCTGACCAGCCCAGATATTCGTTTTCGGGGAAACTGCCCGTATACTGTGCGGGCCATTCGGGATGCGCCCATATTATAAATGCCCCATCCGCGTGATGATGGTCCAAGACCGACTGAGTGTCTGTAAGGTTAACATTTGAGACCGCGCCTATTATCACAAAGTGGCGGCGGTTGGACATGTAACTGAGACTGCCGTAAATATTCGATTCTTCGCCAGGGCCGAGATAAGTAAGGCCTGAGATGTTCGGGTCGCCGTTCACTATCTTGTTGTGGTCGGTATTCACCCAGGCATCGAAACCAGCGTTTCTGTAGTCCTGCGCCGTCGCGGTTATGTTTTTAAAGCCGTCGCTGTTCGTAGTATGCGAATGAAGCTGTGTCTTCATGTTGAGCGCGTATACCGTCTCGTAGGGGTTTTTGATTGTGTAATAGTTGTACTTCCCGTTAAGGACTACAGGTGCATGGTTGCTTGAAAAGTTATTTAACCTTTGGGCTACAGCGTCGGCATCACCTGTCCCGCCTCCGCCGCCGCCCGATGTCTTCTTGAGGCCGTCCGCCATTACGGCACCGGCGAACAGGGCCATGCAGACCAGTAAAATTATTGGGGTTATATTTAATATTCTTTTCCAGATGCTCATTGAACCCTCCGTGGTTCTCCGTTCACCCGGCCCCCTGGCAGTCGTACGATTTTTCCGTACAACTCAGGAGGCAGGGAAAAAGGACTACTGTCCTGGTGATGCAGGCGGAGTTATACTGGTATCGTGCACGGTAGCCAGCGCGTCGGTTGCCCGCTTTGCTATTTCTTCGCCCAGTTGCAGGCCAGCCTTCGCCTTGTTGCTCTTTATGAACGGTGCGACGATGGTTTCTGCCATTGCGATTATGTGGGCCTCTTCCTCGTGGTGGTCTACAATGAAATGCCATGCGCTCGAAAAAGCATTCAGTATTTTCTGAAACATTCCTCTACCTCCGTTTAAAAAGTTTCTTGATATATTTCCAGCCGTCCTTAAAATGGCCCGATATCCTGATTGAACCGCTTTTCTCTTTGGGGTTGTAAACTCCCTCGATGCTGATATCCTCCCCGCCGCCCAGGTCCTTTTTCTTGGGTATGGTGAGGGGAGGGAGTTTCATTTGTCCGGCCCCATTGCCTTGCCGCCGTCGGAAAGAGTTGTGGTAGGCCCTCCCTTTCCCGCCTGTGTCATTAACGAGTACGACTTCTTTTGCCATATCCCGAGTACTCCGAGAATAGTCTGTATGGGATCGTCGTACTTCGCCAGCCAGCCGTAACGCGGATCCTTGACAAAGGACTGCAAACACGAAAACATCGCGTAAACAAGTACCACGGCCAGAATAAACCAGACGTTGTGCGTCACGTCCGCAGGTAATATCGAGTAGAGCAGGTTGCCTATGATGTCCATAATTCTCCTTTGTTATTTACAGCCCTTTTTCATCGGCATGCCGGGCATCATTCCGCCCTTTTTCGGCGGCATCGGCTTCTTTGGCGGCGCCGTGTTTTTCTTTTTAGCCATCTTTACTCACCCCCTTTGTATTCGTTCCAAAACTTAAAAATCTTTTCAACGTACCCAATCGTCTCCGCCGCGTGTGTCCCGGTAATCACCGGGAGCATCTTTACTATGCTTTCCCATTTGTCGGGAGCTATGCCCTTGCCAGCCGCAAAGCCCTGAGCTTTTATGATGCTTCCCGCCCCTGCGTTATACGCGCCCAAGGCGAACTTAAACCGCTCATCGCCTGTTTCATCCTTGAACCTGTCGAACATCATCTTTAAATACTTCACGCCGCCCGCTATATTCTGGACGGGATTAAACACGTCCTTTACACCGACTTCCGCCGCTGTCTCAGACATGAGTTGCATAAGCCCGCAAGCTCCGCACCTGGACACGGCACGGGCATTGAACGCACTTTCAGCCTTAACCTGAGCCTTGATGAGCCGCCAATCTATCTCCGGCCATACGCGGGCAACTGCGGCCTTTATGATGGGGTCGTAAACGTCAGGGCTGTTCACTAATTTCCTTTCCTTTTCGTCGCGTCTTCGGCCATCCTCTTTGAATAGCAATCGCAACAGGCACTGGCTTTATCCCTGTCCGCTTCGGGTAATTGCCCCGGGGTTCTAAGGAGCGTCAAAGCGGCCTTCCTTGCCTTTGCAGCGTCGTCAAGCGTGCATGAGCGACAATCCATAGTTACCTCGCTATTTTATGAAAATCACAAGGAATGCACCTACGGCAGTTATTAAAGCCGCGATTGAAAGTATCATCGATCCGCCGCCCGTCACCCGGCCTTTGAATTCGGCGTTGCTTATGTTGCTGTTGTTCACTTTCTCGTGAATGGTAGTAACCATATTTTCAATCCTAGTAATACTGTCTTTCTGCGCGGCGAACGAACCCTTAATCTCGCCCATATCTTTTAGTAAGGATGAGTGTTCTTCGCATTTCACCACTATTGCCCCCTTCTAAAATGCGGGTGTTACCCGTGAACATGTGTCTGTTTCAAACATGGCAGTCTTGAATAGTTTTTTGGCCTCACGTTCCCTGGCATTAAAAACATTTAACCTTATGGTATCGGTCGCGGGGACATATTTAGGGGCAAGAGCCGCTGTTAAAATGTCCGACAAAGCATTAAGTTGGGCAGGCTGGATATCTGGTGTGCTGCTTCCATACGGCATATCAGATGGCCTCTGCACCTCGAAATAATGCAGGACATAGTTTGCTATGTTTGCAACATCAGGTTGCGGCAATAGATATACTTTCGGAGTCGGGTTCAACGCCTGAAACCATAATGATAGCGGTTCGCCGGCAATATGTTTAAGCGGTTCATTTGAATAGTCCGAGCGGGTGATTATATCTAGCCATCGGTCAGCATTGTTGAACCTGATAAATGCCTGTTCAATGGCTATGGTGTCTTTCGTCAAGTCGAACTCGCCCGGAGTGGTGCATACGTCGCCAACAACCCATGCCGTGCCGGCCGTGCCGTCTTGGGTCCAGTACGTCGTCCAGTTCACACCTACCCCCGGCTGGTCGGTTGCGGTCGCGGTATGGTTTTTGATACACCTGTAATTGAGGCCGCTCACAAGCTTTACGGTTGGCGCGGTAAATGTCTTTGTCTTTTCCTCTACCTTCCATGGCAAGTAGTCGGGCAAGGCCTGGACAATCATGTTGATTTTAAGGGCCGCCGACATCATCATCGTAGGGGTCGGGTCCTCGCCGGGCTTGATTGCCCCGACGTTCTCAAGTGCATCCCTGCAAATCTGGTTACGATAGATGGTATATGACATTTTGCCTCTTGAAAATCAGGGGGTGTTTCCACCCCCCGCCCGTTAAGGGTTGACTAAAGTAAGATCCGTAGTTGACATGCGTTTCCCGGACAGAACGGTGGAGTCTGCCGTGGCCGTGGAGCGTGCGGCGCCCGTTGTACCCATATATACCTTTACGGCTGTATAGGTATCAAAAGATGCCGAATGGTTCAACTTGTGGTTGATGGTGGACAATGCCCTGAATGTCGCGTTGTATTTGGTCTGCAAATCGTTGACCATTATCCGGGTGGCCGAATAACTCCCGAAAGTGGAGTTATAATCGGATTTAACCTCATTGACAGCCGTCCCGGTATTAGTCAGGTAATTAACCAGGTCGCCCTGGTTGACGCCCGCAGGGGTTATAGTCCCCGCCGTTGCAAACGACATAATGCCTAAAATCAGCATCAGCGTAAGTGCAAGGGCCGAGATTGTTGATACCGTCTTTTTCATTTATCCTCCAGCTTTGAAAGATAGGGGGATTGCACCCCCCGTCATTTTTAGTACGGCCTGACGTACTCGGCCTCGATGTAGAACACGCCGGTAGTGCCGGGAGTGTTGTTGCTCAACGTGAGGTCGATGGTGTCTGCTGCGGTGTAGAGCTTGCCTGCCGTGGCATACGTATCCGTTCCGGCGAGGCCAGCCGTTACCGTACCTGCCGTTGCGTTAAGGTTGGTGGACGCATCCCACGAGTTTGCTCCGTCGCCGTCGCCAGCCGTAGCCGTCAGGGTCCCGCCCGATGCCGTGACTATCGCCACGCGGACGTTGGTCACGAGCATCCCTGCGCCGACCTTGAGGCACTGCAATACGTCCGAGTTGGTCGGGGTGAGTTCGGAAAGGAGTACCTTGTTCTTTATGTAGCCCTTGTACCCCTTGACTACCTCATGTACGTTCTGTGCTGCTGTGTAATCGACTGACATTTGAAGTACCTCCTGTTATCTGTCCGCTATTATGTGCCAGCGGCCAGGTTGGTTAAGGTTGTGTAGACGCCCATGCTTCCAAGGTCCTTGCTGTTAAACTTCGGCTTGGTCGCCTTGGTTATAACTCCCCATGCGTAGCCGACCTTGTCCTTGTAGTCGAACGTCTCCTGCACAATCTCCTCGCTCTCGCCTTCGGCCAGCATAAGAGCCTGAGCGCCCATGATGGTTCCGGTGCAGTAAGGAGTCACGCCGCCCGCGCCGCCGGTGGTGTACTTGTTGATGCGCTCGTGTGCGAATACGATGGTGTTGTTCCACACGGCGGTTGCTCCGGAGAACAGCGGGTTGGTCTTGCCACGCTCCATAGCCTCGCGCATGGCCTGCTGGAACTCGGCATTCCTTCGGAGGTCGTAGATGGCGTAGGGGTGAGTAACAAGGACCAGATACGCCTTGCCTTCCACGACTACCGGCTTGAGCGGGTCAAAGGCCCTGCTGTTACCGGTCATGGCAATAGCCGTAGCCCTATCGATGGTTTCCAGGTCAAGTTTGGTTGTGGCCGTCAAGGTGGCGGTGGTTGTGGCCGCACCAGCGTAGATGACAGCCGTTGGGCTAGTCTGTATCGCGTCGAATAGGAGCTTGTCTATGTAGCGTGATGCCTTGTTCTTGAGAAGCGTCTGAGCCTCGCCGGTAATTGAGAACATGGCGTGCTTATCGGCCAGTTTGCCTGCGTTCTTGACCGCGAACCTGTACTGTTCAAGCTCCACGTCCTGCGTGTACCAGGTTATGCCTTCCTCGTTGCCTTCCAGCGAGTCGCCGGAGCTTCCGAGTATTACCTTGTTCTCGTCGAGCTGGTTGATATAGCCGAATGTTACTTTTGTACCGAGTTTTCCAGCAAGGTCGCGTTTGCTGTGCACGAGGTTGGAGCCGTCAGCCGACGTGAACCTGTTAAAAAATTGTTCCTTTAGTGCCTGTCTGTACAGGCTTTCGGAATATACGCGAAGCCTCGCATTATCGCTGGTTGAAAATATTGTACTTGCCATGTTTAATCCTCCATTGCTGCTTAATCCTCAGCGGCTTTAAGTGCAGCTTCAAGGTCGGCATCGGACATAGCCATTATCGCGCTTGGGTCTGAGGGTATTGAGACCCCCTTGGCCTGCGCTGACTGTCCTGAACCGCCCGTCATGTTTGGTTTCTTTTTGGCGGCGGCGTCTATCTTTGCCGCCACTTCTGCGGGTTTAGCCGCAAGTTGTTTCGTAAGGTCGGCGATTTTCGCGGTCAGGCTGGCTTTTTCCGCAGTCAGTTTTGCCCGCTGTGCCATGTTGATAAGGACGCCCGCGTTTATCAGGTATGGGTTTCGTTTAATCTCGGCCACATGTTCTTCCATCAGGCCGTCCGCCTGTGCCAACTTGAGTATTTCCGGCATGAGTATGTCCAGGTCGCCCACTTTGGCGACTACTGTTTCCTTGACCTGCTGCTCATAAGCTGCCTGTTCTTGTACGGCAATGGTTTCTATGTGCTTTTCAGCGTCCATCATCTCGCGCAACAGGGCGGCATTGGCCTCTTTCAGCCCCTTCTGAGCGACAAGAGCATTAAACTGTTCCTCAGTCATGCCCTGCGGCATCTTCGCGGCCTGTGCGAGTGCCAGTTTGCGGAATTCTCCGTTCTCAGACTTCAGCTGTTGGATAAAAGATTCCTGCTGGCTGAGTCTGTTCTGCATCTCCTGCCGCAAGGCGGCTATGTCCGGCTGCTCCGTCCCGGTATTTTCCTCCGGGGCTGCCGTTGTTTCCGTCTCTATGGCTTTCGTGCCTGCTTCTGTCGCGGTTTCGGTGGCTTCCTGGGTTTCCGTCCCAGTTGTCCCCTCTACCACAACCGTCTCATCCCCTGTTTCCTCGCTCGCGCTCAAAGCCGCGTCAAGTTCGGCGTCCGTCATGCTTCCAGGGGTTACTTCTGTTACTTCACTCATGTTCCTTGTCCCTTCATTTGGGGCGGTTTGTGGCCTCCATCCCCGTTATTGTGTGCCGTGTTCCACATGGAACATCCACCGGCGTTATCTGGTCACGGTGCCGCTGTTGCGGCCTCTGTCTGCTTGGCGTTGGCCGCTATTTCGGTCTTGGCAATCTCTGTCTGGTTCTTGGCGTTAACTTCCTGCATCTGCATGTTGCGTTGGTCGTCCAGCATCTTTAGGTACTTGTCTTTGTCCGGTAGGTCCGACATATCTATAAGCATTTCCATTGGGACGTTGCCGCCCTGTGCCTGTATATCCGTCCACTGCTTGAGATTCGCCTGTCTCGCGGTCGGGCTGTACGCGCTCTCGCCCACGGTGATGTCGTAAAGGGTCAGGTCCAGGTTATCCAAGACTTCCTGCAACTTCTGCGGGGTAATCTCTGAAAGGTCCTGTCCGCCTATCTGCATGGACTTGGACATCTGCGCGTTGCGGTTGGCAAGCATCCGGTAAAGCCTGTCCGCCGTGTAGTATTTTTGGATATAGGCTATAATCATCTTTGCCAGCTTTCGTTTGGCAAAGGCGTGATTGTCGTATAGGAACTCATTACCGATGAGCCCGGCGTCCTTACGTTCAGCTATGGCGTTTCCTGTTCGGGAGTTAGTCTGTGCGCCCATAAGGTCGGGATTGATATTCCCTACCTTGTGAAGCTGGTCGGTCATAAGAAGGGCATAATTGGTGAGTTCGGTCGGGAACGGTACGGGTTCCGGCTGTTCCGGCTTGTGGTTCACGTCCTGTAATTTGGACATCCAGCCGGGGGAGTTGGCGTTTTCTTTAAATTTGGTTTCTTCCTGCGGGGACTCAAAGGTCTGATTGTCGTAGAACCAACCTTTCGCCATCATGTTTTTCAGGATGTCGGCGGCCTGGGAGAACCGGAAATTGATCTCACGCGATAAATCTTTGACTGCCTCAACTACTCCCCAAAACTTGTCACCCTGCTTCTTGGCGTAGGCCGGGACTACTTCAAATTCAGGGACCCCATTGACCTCTGGCAAGTCCGGGTACTCGTCAGAAAGAAGGACCTTGCCGCCCGCAACCATTGTTACGCGCATACGGTAAATTTTGCGGCGCACCAGTTTTGTGCCGGGTATAGACGTTGCCGCGTCCAGGTCTGATTTCGACCAATCCTCGGCATTGAACGCCTCCACCTCGCCATTTGGATTGGAATATACGAGCACCGGCACCGTGATAGGCTCCTTGCGCCATATCTCGGTTATTCTGATAAGTTTGCGGGCAATGTCCATCTCATCGCTGGAAGAGGCGGACGTTATCGGTTCGCCTTCCTCGCGATACTGGTCAACCGGGTTGCGGTTCACTTCCGATATGGTTCCGTCCCCGTTGTCCTGGGATATGCAATCGGAAAGTTCCTTCTTCTTGTCCGGCCAGAGGTTCTTAGCTTCTGCAAGCGAATACATCTTTGACTTGGACATGTATTCGCAGTCGCGCAGGTCGGGGTAGACATGCGGGCCGAACCTTACGTCACGCCAGGGGTAATGCTCGATGATGAGTTCGCCGTCCCCGTTCCGGTTACGGTCAAAATCCATGTAGATATTGAAGTTGCCGCGTCCAGTTACCGCCTCATCCTTGAACACCCTGACTTCTGCAAACTCGAAGTCGTTATTAGTGCAAATGAGCTTTACAGTCTCGGTCATTATGTCTGCTGAAAACTGGTCGCCGCCCTCATTCGGGAAAAACTTGTAATCGTGGCGGTTGCGGGAAAGGTAGCCCGTAAGAGTGTCTACAAGGGGTTGCACATAATTAGCAGTAATGCAGGCGCGTTTCGCATTCTTGAGTGAACGCCTCGCGGCCTTTGTCCAGTGATCCGTGCCGTCGTAGAAACCTTCCGATTCAACAGCCTTTTTGAAAGATTCTTCCTCGAATTTTTCAGCTTCTTTTCTCAGGCGTATCGCGTCTTCTGCCTTGTCCTCGTCCTTTTCGACTTCCGGATTTTCTGTCCCAAGTGGAATATCCGAAAGAGTATGCGTATGGTTCTCAACGGGCAGGACATTGAGGCCGGCCTGTTCCCCGGTCATCATGTCCATACCCATGACAATGTCGTGGATATGCCCATCAGGACCGGGAGAAGAAACCCCGCTCATCCCGTCAGGGTTGATTACCGCAACATGCGTATGTTTCTTTGCCTTGTCGAGTTTCTTAAACATTAAACTCCCATCCAGGCATAGGCCGAATCGTCACGGCGTTCATGCTGCCTGTTGTACGCCTTTTCGTATCTGTCCTCTTTAGGTTTCCTAAACGCACCGTTGTTTAGAGACAGTCTTTGCATGAAGGCATCAAAGTAATCGCTTGAACTTCCGCCAAGGTCACGACGTATCTGTTTCTTGCCGCCTATCTTTACCTTGCCGGATTCTTCGTCGTACTTTAAAACGCTGAGTTCGGCTATAAATTCAGGATTATTGGGGATACTGATCGTCCCGTTCTGGAACTTCTCGCGGGCCGTCCAGCATACTTCGGCGCGACGATTAAAAAAGCGGTCCTTGTTCCGGGCCGTGCCTCTGGCATCGAAAGGATAAACGCGCTTTCCAAGAAGACGCATTTCGTTATATGTCCCGTTTCCAAGTCCGATTATGTCAACGGCGCTTGCGACAATATCCATGTCGTCCATTTTCTGCGCACCCCAAAGTCCCACTTCTATGGAACTTGGGGAACTGTTCTTGAAGAAACCTTCTACCAAGTCACCACGCCCATAGCAGATAACGCTTGGGTCGCCGCCGCCGCCCACATCGAGGCCCGCTGTGCGCTGTTCTTCGTCCGCTACTTTGATCTCGCGCTCTATCGCATCCTGAATCCAGTCCCACGGGATAAGGGCGCCATCCTCGGCAATCGGCGGCAGACCTTTGACGTATACGCGGTAATAGTTCGCGTTCGTATCGCCGTTGCACCTATCTTTCTTGACCTGTATGGATTCGCGGGATACAAGTTCGCTTTCTTCGGCGTTCTGATGCAGTTTTATCCAGCGGTTTGACTTCTGAGTCTCTATGGCGTACCCGGTATTGCGGGTCGGGTTGTATATCAGAAGTACAAAATTGACTATATTCGTGAGTGTGGAATCGAGCGCGGTATAGACCGGTTCCGGGATGGCGTCTGCCTCGTCGAATAGAACCATCATGTACCGGGCATGAAGTCCAGAGAGCGTCGCCGCCTGGGTAGTAAGGTCCGCCTTCGGGTTCGCCGTGCGAGGTATAACCTTCCAGTCCTTTCCCTCGCCCTCTTTCGTGAATATCTTTTGCGCCTGCCAAACAATCAGGTGTGAAACAAGACTGGTGGACAGCCATTTTTTTATCTCGCCCCAAATAATATCTTCAAGTTGGTGCGCGGATGGGGCTATGCAGGGTATAAAAGCGCCCTTGAAGAAAAGTTGAAACCAGATAATCGCGCCGGCCGCGAAAGCGTCCTTGCCTGTACCCTTCCCGGCCTGTATGGAAATGCCTATCTTCCGGGCATACTCCTGTTCCTTTTCGGAAAGAGTAGACATGCCCTCGTCGGTCAACTGTTGCATCTGTTCCGGAGTTGGGTTCGGGCCGCTAGTCGGGAACTTCTCGGTAATAAGTTTTCCTATCGCCGTCTCAAGCTGCACTTTCGCAGTAACAAGTTTGCGGAGTTCTTCGTAAGCTTCCGCCTGCTGGTTGCTCAGACGGTAGTTCGTGCCGTTAGCCTGGTTGAAAGGCGCAAGAATAGCCTCCTCCACAAATTTGCGGGGGTTCCACTTCCAGGATTCGAACAGGGATGCTACGCGCTCCTGCGGGTCCTGAACCGGGACTATGTCTTTGTGACGGGCCATTATTACCTGTAAGTGTTTTGGTAAAGAGTCGCATTGACGCTTGTTCGCGCATTCGGAACGCCGCCCGTTATCGCATTGCTGACTTTTATCCACTGCCATGCGCTTGGGATGTCCGCGTAGGTGCTTGAGGTGTTGAGTGTCTTGGTAACGACAAAGGTCCAGTTCCCAGTTACGCCGTTATAGTCGGTCGAACCCCATATAGTGCAGGCGGTCGAAGCATTGGCAAATCCGGTGCGTCCACCAGGCCCAACAAAAGATATTGTGCGGTTCGGCCAACCCCGGGCATCTATCGGGGTTGCGTTGGCCGGAGTCACGTTGGAACTCTGATTTGTGAATATGGTGGTCTTTGCTTCCATCTGGGCGCCGAAGTTGCCGGAACCGCCAAACGCAAGATCCGCCGTCAGGAGAACGGTTATTGCTAAAAAGGCTAATATTGTTTTCATGTTATCCTTTCCTTTTGCCGGACTTCCGCGCCGTGTCCAAGGCTATTGCAACCGCTTGACGCTGTGGTTTCCCGGCCTGCATTTCCTTCTTGATATTGGCCGATATTGTTTTCTGGCTTGAACCCTTCTTGAGTGGCATGTGAAACCTCCGAAAATAAAAAAAGCCGCAAAATCCCGAAGGATAATGCGGCTCACGTTATTCGTGTCACCGTACTCGTTTTACCGAGTATTAAATTGTATGTCTAACTTATAGGGGCGTTCCTAAAAGCAAATGGCACAGGCTTGCTTCCTTGCCACGAGATGCGTATAATAGTTCTCTGAATAACGCATCCTTAATGCGGGCATCTCTTCTTTTCAATGGCATACTAAATAAAAAAACCATTGTGGTCCTCCATGCTGGATTATCTTAAATTACGTGCGGCCATTTTTGCTTCCGGCTCGCATCTCAAGGGGGCTTGCTTCTCACTGTGGTTGATGGTGGCATTGACCGGCGGTATTTTACGCTTGTTTGTGCTGTCTACCATCACAAGTCGGCCATCCTGAAAAACTAAATTGATGGAACCATGCCCCATGTTTTCCACAAAACCCATCATGTCAGGAAAAATAATTTCAATATAGCGGTTCACTGTTCCTTCAGCGGCTTCTGGTCTCATACCGACACCTCGTCCCACGGCCTGTTCGGCTCGTCATCAGGACCGCCAGTTGCAAGAATACTCTTAAATTTATTGGCAATTATGGAATCTACTATGACAGATAAAGTTGCATTACAATCAAAAAGGGTCGTCCCCGCTGGCACTAATACCGCAGTACGACCCTTCTCATTATCCACGAAGTTCTTATTCCCCAAAGTTTAACCTCTCGATATAAACTCCTTAATGCCAATTTTCTACATAACGTACCTCGTTGATAACAAAAGCGATTCTAATTGTCAAGCAGAAATATTGCAAAAAATAACAGAGTGGAAAGAAGTGGGAAAAATAGTCGGGAAAATAAGGCAGGGGGCATTAAACGCCTAGAAAAATCCTTTTAGACAACATACGGAGGAAACGGGGATGGACGTATACATCGGGACGCGTGAGACAGTGCCGGGGGGTAGACCCCCCCTACCTAGGCTGGATGATACACTGTTCGCTGATTGGTCACTGGCTTGTTTCGGGGTGTGGATAACCTAGGTTTGTGGATAACCTGTATTCCTAATAAGGAGTGGCACACTTATTGTCCAATGATTACAACAACATAACCTAAGAGTTTACATAATAAATATTATAGGCATGATGTTGATTCTATTAAGGAATTTGGCTAGGGTCTAAGGCTGTGGATAAAAATAAGGGCTGTAGGCTGTGGATAATTTAGAGTTATCCACTAAAATCTGCTCTCTGGGGGTATACCTTTGGCATCTATCCTATCAAGGATTGCCACTAGGTTGTTGATATTGGCTGTTGACTGGCCTCTTTCAAGGCGTTCTTTGTCGGATATTTGGGCATGTGCAAGGACAAGCTCGCCTACCCTGGCCTTTTTTATTTTATCTTCAGTAACGCCTTCTAACAGTCTCCTTCCCGTCTCTGCATAAATATCTGCTCTATTTTTCTTATAGTTATCTAATGCTTCCCTATTTTGAATCATAGGTACGGCATTTAATTCTTGGTTTCGTTTCTTTAGAAGCAGGGAAAAGGTTGGTGCTGAGATGTTTAATGATTTAGCAATGGCGCGCTGAGTTTTGTTTCCTTTGAGTTGTTTATCAACGAGTTCCCAATCTATTTGGGCTGCTTTACCTTGTGCCATGTTTTATTGAATCGTCCTGTTGTTAAATAGGTCCGTTAGGTCTCTTTAACCTGTTCCGGGTTGAATGTGCCCACCTTTAGCTTGAGCCAACATCACTATGCACCCTAAGAAGGCCTTAAACCCTGAAGGCCTTAATACTCAAGAACTGTGCCAGAATTTAAAGAAACAAAAAAAAAGTAATACATTTTAGCTTTCGGAGGGACTATCCTAAGATTTATGGCTCTTAGGCCGCTCCCTCAGCAGATTTCATCATACCCTCGCCATATTGCTATGGCAAGCCCTTTACCGTGATAGCCTGGCTATAACCGCCCTGTAAATCTACCATGCCTAACCAGGGGCCACACGGGGCCGACCTAAGCATGATACTCGGTATATTTGGTTGTCCTGGTTAGTGGGTCTTTTTGGACCTAAGACTCATCGTCTTATTTTTTGCGCTAAACAGGCTGATAAAACAAATATACTATTTATTTACTACAAACGCATCAGGATGTCAAGCCATTATTTGCCTTGATTTGCGTTCGGCAATAGGTATCCCTCTCATGGCTGCGGTCTGGCAGGCTTTGCATTTTTGCGCGGTCTTAAGACGCATCCTGAACCGCTTGCAGACCGGGCATTGGTAAAGCGGCTTCCCGAGTTCATCCTTTTCATACATGCCGCGACGTTCCTCTACCCGGATTTCCACAAAAAAGACTATCTTTGATTGCCAGCCGCAGTTGAGGCACCTGACAAACTCGCCGTAAAATTCGCTGTGCCGTGCCGCCAGTCCGCCGCATTTTTCGCACTTCATGATGCACCTCCAGTCAAGGTCCTGCAACTTTGCTTCCCGTACCCTAGCGTCTCTAACAGCCTTATGGCCTCTGTAGCTCCTTTGCAGACCTGAGTAATCCAATTCCTCTCTTCTAGGGCTACAAGCCATTCCTTTTGGTCGTCTGATACCGTACCGCCCTTAGTGCGCTTCATTTCGATTGCTAGCCCTGTCCGTTTAGGTGAGGCCGGCGGTGGGTCAAAGATTAAGAGGTCCGGCACTCCTCTTTTCACCCCTTGCCCTACCAGTTTAGCGGCCACTATCTTGTTTCTTAAACCGCCATTGGGTATAGCCGCGTATTTAATCTTATGCAGGTCAAGCCATTGCGCGACTACTTTTTGCTCCTGGTCCTCGGTGGGTATTATCTCTTTACTCATTTCATACGCCCATTGCGGTATTATATATTTCATTTCCCCAGTATCTCCCTCTGGTATCTCGCTATTGTTTTTGGATGGTGCTCAGATATTTCTTATCTCTCGGCGTCTTAGGCTTTTGGAACATCGTTACCCACGAGAAAAGCGCGTATCAGTTTCTTCAGATGAGAATATACGTTTAAATTTTGATGTACTATTTCCAGCAATTCCTCTGCCCTTTCCAGCCTATCCGCCTTTTCATGTTTCAATGCAAGTAGTTGTCCGCACTTATTACAAGATGGAGCGTCAGGCTTGGGTAAATCCTCCGGGTGCGCTGAAGTCCATTCAGGACAAAGGAGGCGCCTGCACTCATCGTCACTTTTGGACACCTTGCATGAACCGCAGTCATAAACCCCCTTCTCTCTCGGCTCAGGCTTGGATTTATGGCAATCAAAATCTATCTCCGCTCCACGCTTCTCCATGCAAAAAATATTTTCTGTCAGAGGGTCGGCGCAGTTCTCGCATGACTTCTCCTGCTTGGGAGTGTCCGTATCAACCATTTTCCTGACGGCAGGAATAAGGTCGTCGGGGCTGACGTTGAAATATTGGTCTACGTATTCCACTTTTAAAGAATCATGTGGCATAAGAGAAACAACCTTTACAGGCAACCAGGCTACTGACCCCATTTCTGGTGCGCCTTTAGGCCATGCCGCCTCAGTTTCTTTGGGAGCGTCAGGCTTGGGAGTCCAGTATATAAGTCTTTCATCGCATTTGCCTATCGGTCTACAACCGGGGCTATCGGTATCAATGCAGTTCTCGCACTTCTTCACCTGATCGGGAGTATTATGGATATCATCATCCTTATCTTTTTTACAGTGCTTACATATCTGTCGGCCTTCATAGAGGAATCCAAATTCAAAATTATGCTTGGGAGCGCAAGAAGGGCAGGGCTTACGTCCGCATATTTTTCCTTCATGGTAAATGTAAACAACGCCTATTCCTCCACACAGTCCGCACGTCCCGCACTTCGGCTCAGGGGGTTTTATTTCTTTTAATGCTTCATTTACTATATCCATTTTAATTTTGGATAATCCTGTAAAATAACCTTCCAGCCCCTCCACGCGTTTCTCCACAACCACAACCTTATCAACGAGCTCGTCGATAAGGCCTCTTAATATCATGGCATCTTTAGCCTGCTTATCTATATTCTTCTCCATTGCGTCAAACTGGTGGTGACCCATTTCCCTTGTCATACTGCTAACCTCTCAATTTCGTTGTGATTTAGCTGGTGACCGCGAAGCCATGAAATAGCACAAAAACTTCTTTATTTAAACCTCCATTATTTAATTTTCAGCTACATCCGCCCATAAGGCCTCGATAGATAATGGCGCCTTCGGTGCGCTTATCTACCTGCGCTTCGAGGGCGCGAACGTGGGCATTGAGGGCGTTAATGTCCGCCATTACGTCAAACATGTCTGCTGGATTGCCCTCTAGCTTGAATAATTCAATATTGTAATCCTTCAACTCCGGTAATCCTCTAAACATTGTCGCCCTCCTTCATCTTCTCGTGACGTGCTTTAATGACGGTAATGGGAAGGTCGGAAACAGGTATATTTGTTTTAATATAAAATACCTCACTATACACAAACTCTTTTTGAATATGTGCAACGCCTTCTCCATAATGTATGCCCCACCCTTCCTTCTTTAGCACCTCAAGCATTAGGAGCTTGTGGGCGGATGGGCTGGATAAACTAAAGGTTGCATCAAGGCCAAGTTCAATTACATCATATTCGGGTTGCACGGCAAATCCGCAGTCCTTCGCAACTTCGATTATTATTTCGGTGTCGGTCATGGTTGCTCCTTTGTCGCCTCAAGGAAGGCGTTGACGAGGGCTTCTCTAATATCGTCGCCATCTGGCTTAACTGATGTAAGCCTAATTCTAGCCCGTGAGCCAGTTCTATATAACAAAAGCTCTGTACCGTGAATGATTACGTCAAAATAGTTATTATGAAGCCACTCCACCAACATCCCGAACGCTTCCCATGAGTGGAGGAAGTCATACGGGATATATTTCCCGCACGTGGCTTTAGTTTTAAGGCAGTCAACGCCCTCGGTTGCATTTGGATTGTCGTCGTAAATGCACGTTGACGGCTCAGAGGGCGAATCATTACACAGCCACATCCCCGTCCTCTCGCTGACGAGCCTGTTAAAGTCGGTCATGGCTTACCTGCCAATCCGCAGTAACCAAGCACGGGCTCATCGGAAGAACGCTTGAGTTTAAGCGTGAGCGTGTTTTCTGCCGGGTTTTCTATGGAGCTTACCCACGACTTATTCCACCGCCACGCCATGCACTCGGAGGCGATACATGCTACCGATGGGATTTGATAATATTGTCCTTCTGTCCGATGATTTTTCTCAACGCTATTTTCCTGATATCCGGCCCTATAAGGGCATACTTTCTTTTTCGCTTCATTTTCTGTAATCATCACCCCTCGCTTTCTGCGAACTTGCGGTTATTTGGTTAGAAAGGTATAAATAATCATGTTATGCAAAGCATCGTACAGCGCATTGTGTTCTGCGCCAGCCTGTTTCGGTAGTTCTGGATTTCCCTTGTCAGCGCATAATTGTTTTAAATCTTTGCAGTACATAGGCCATCCGCTCGGCAGTTGCATCATTGTTCCGTATAGCTGGCAAAGTACAACCCAATCATAATCTGCATAATACGCCCAAAACTCTGGGCTATTTCCGACGAACTTTAAAACATCCGCACGAATTTGCGCGCGAGTTTTCCATGCAGTACGCTCAGGTAAATGCTTTAAGACATTTTCCAGCAGCCATTCATTCTGCATTGCATATCCATAATCGAACTCAGAACTAACCGTGTAATATTGGCGGCCATCTTCAGCTACCATGCCAATAGAAATAAGGTCTATTGTTTTCCCATCTTCATGGAATTCAGTATCAAAAAATATCTTCATTTACCCCTCCTCGTTAAACTTTTTGATGACGGACATGGCAAGGTCGGCTTCGGGCATCCAGTCTGTGTATTCTGTGCCAGCCATAACCGCAGTCTGAAAACGTGCATAGCCGTCTATGGTATAATCGAGCCTCCACCCTTTGCGCTTGCAGATCGCCAGCATGAGAAGCTGATGGAGGGAAACATCGTCTGGTTCGCGTACAATGCAATCATTCGGTGCGGCTATAAAGTGAATTTCAGGAAACAACTCTTTATCCGTGATTATCTCCCATCCCGGCAACTTCTCTGCCGCCTTGATAACTTGTTCTGTGTCGGTCATGAGGCCTCCAGTGCGGCGAGGGCTTTATCTTCCGCTTTTATGTAAGCGAATAAACCATCGACCATGTAATTTTTAGATTCTTCATATTTCCGACGTTTCTTGACCGCCTTTGCAACTTCCTCTAGCTCCTTTATCCTGGCGTCCTTCTCGGCAAGAGCATCTTCAAGGATAACCGCGCGCTCGGCTATTTGATTAATCCCCTTCCGTATGACAGCCGGAACTACCATCTCAAAGGAACACGCGTATAATTGTTTTGCTTCCTCACTCAAAGTTCTTGCCTTTATTTCCTCAGTCTTTCCCATTGGGAGCCTCCTTATCCAACTTGTCGAATATCTTTAAATACTTTTTAACCGTAGATAGACTGCAATAAAAGGAAACTCTAAAATAAATTTCCTCGGCGGTTCGTTTGCCCTTATTGGCCCTGCAAATGGCTCTAAGGTCGGACTTTTCAAGATTGGTCATAACTTTTTCGCCTCCTTATCCAGCGCATGGAGTGCTGTGCATAAAGCATATTTCCCGCAGTTTGAACAATCCCCGCCTGTTGCTATTATCCAATTGCTTATGCAAACCTTGTTACATGCTTTCCTTGCCTCTGTCGCCACCTCAAGGAGCCGTGGGAGCGCGGCGTGCATGGCGACGATAAGAAGCGCGTTATTTTTATGCTTATGGTAATAGTCTGGTGCATCGGCCTTTTTTCCTGCCGGAATTTTGGCGATTTCAAACTCAAAGGCGTCAACAATAGTGATGAAGTCGCTATTAGTTTTTATTTCTACGCTCCACTTTCCTGCTGTTTCCTCGTAAAGCTTCTTTAGCTGGTCAAGCATGTGGCCTCCTTATTAGCAACAACCGCGTAAAAATGAATCGCGCTCTGCCTGTGTTAAGCAATTAAATGCTCGGTTAGTTTCAGCCTGTTCGCACGACTGATGGACAAGCTCTGTATCAGGTACAAATTCACCCGGCCAATATTTCCCGTCGCCTGTCCAGAGTGCCATCTTGTCGGCTCCTGGTTGACCGCAGTAACCGCAGATGTCGTGGTGTTTTAATATTTGTTCAATTTCTTTGAGCCTTGCCATTATTGCGCCTCCGGTTAATATTTGGGCGATAATTTCCTTGAATGGTTCGCCTGTAAGCGGAAAAAATCTCTCGGTTAATTTCTCGCTAGAGCAGACAGGGACGCTCGGATGATAATATTTATTTTCAGTTATTCCTTTGACCGTATAGCAACCGGCGTTTATGGGGAATCCGTGCTTACAGGTTATCCCTTTCTGCATACCGGAACATTCATCGTACCTATTCATCTCCCTCATTCCCCTTCTGCCCCGTGGGGCGGATAAATTATTCAAGGCTTTTATAGAGTTCTTTTATCCACGCCGTCCTGTTTGCCGTGCGTTCCTGCTCCTTGATATTTTCTTCCTCGTGGTATGCCAAGCTTTGTTCAAGATTGTTGACCTTGTTCTGATACCACTCGGGCAAGGACAGTAGCTTAGGGGGTTCAGATTCGATACAGTCCCATTTTATTGAATCGCGTATCTGCTGAAGCATGAAGTCTTTAAGCCCCTCGTGCTCCTTTGTGGGTGGCGTCCATGCCACGACACGCGCAAGCATGGCATTATATTTATTCCTGAGATCTACCTTCTCATGTGCGTATTTGTTGTGGCTGTTAAGCCTTTCCTGAAATTCTTTTTCGGCCTCTCGCGCTATGTCCTCTGTTGACCATTCGGCTATCCGGTTAAGCTCTACCCTCGTTTCCTCAAGCCTTTTCAGATTATAATCTGAGGCTACCGGCAACTTAGGTTCATCGTTCATATCTTCATCACGTTGCATGACACAAGCTCCGAAAGCACGAGCGCACGTTAAAGCAAACTTTCTAAAACTCATACCGTTGCTGATTGAATCCGTATATCCTGTTGGCATTTTCATTCCTCCTTGTTACCCATTTGCGGACACCGGCAGGCTATGGTAATAGCTCTATGGGTATCTCAACGTGAAATAGCCCCTGTTTACCTTTAACCGGGATGGGCGTCTCAAATACTTTTATCAGCCGAGTTTTCCACGCATAACGACCTGGTGAATAGTCGCCAAATAATCTTTCCACCTCAGAAGGGTTAGCCCTCTCGGTAGAAACGCATCCGCAGAGTTCTACAATACCAAGGGCCGCACCGAGAGGTAGATCACGTCCATGTATTTCTCGAACACCGCAATCTGTCCTAAAGGGGAGTTCCTTGGGTATATCTAACCAGCCAGGACAGAAAACATCTTCGCCCTTACGTTGCGCGGCACAGATAACCATCAGCCCATAGTGGTGGTTAGGCCATGAGCGCGTTTCGTTCCGTTTCATGTCGGTCATCATCAAAGAAGTCCACGGTTGCCAAAGCGATATAGCCAATACGCTCTTTGTTTTACTAGACATCTCCGCTCCTAAAGGGGGTTAGTTATTGCCTTCTGAAAGCTTCGCGTATGACTGCGTTCATCCTGCGGGTTTCATAGCCCGTCTTTTTCTGCTCAGCTAAAAATTCTTTAAGCGAATGCCCTGACTCGCGCATAAGTTGTTCCGCTAAGAAATCCTCGTTATGATTCACGACTATAAACTGACAGGCCCAAAGTATTCCGCTAATCATCCCTACCCCCTCGCCTCGGTTGTGATTGATTTAATCCTTCTGTTGCACGTTGGAGTTGTAAAGTATTCTCCAAATGTTCCGGTGGCGTATTCCAGCTTTTCTGGTTCGCCCGTTAAGTAGCATTGGCTCTGATCTTCGCAATAAGGGCAAGTTTTGGCGCAATACTTACCGTTATCGGTAGCTATGACCTCAACCCATATACGATGTTTTTTCCACTTCATCCCTTGCCTCCAGGTGGTTAGTTAATGTGCAAAGCCAAGTCTTTCTTGATGTAATATTGCTTGCCGAGTGATTCCAGAAGGTCAACCGCTTCCCGTCCGAATTTTTTCCAGTCTATACACTTCGCCGTCCCGGTCTTATCATGGTTCAACATGCCGACCTTGAACATGTCCAGATAAGGGGCCATGACCTCTATCAGGTGTAGCGTTTCCTCTGTGTTGATAACCGGCTCGAAACTTCCCCAGGTCTCAATGCCTAACTCGTGGGCGTGAACGATCGCTTCCATCCTCTCAAGAGGGGGCGCGGCCCCCGGTTCCCATTCAGCGGATTTAATGCCGTCTATGAATGTCAACGTCGCCCCGTACGAACTTAAGTCCGGCCTGGCTGCCAGCAGGTCGAAGTCTCTCTCGCTCCGGTATCCACCCTTTGTCAGGATGCGGACCTTGACGCCGGCAGCGTGAAGAATCTTTATTGCCTGCCGTGCCATTAATTGCGAATCGTCGAGCGGGTACGGGTCGCAGGTGAAGGATAAAAAGACTTCCTGCCCTTTGAACTTCTTGGCTTCCTTTTCCAAGCTTGAAAATATGTCTATGCGAGGAATGGCTGTTGAATGGAACGCCTCTCGGTCTGCAAAAGTAGCATCCGGCGCAAAACAATAAACGCACCCATGAGTACAGCCTTTAAAAAGATTCAAGGCCCAATCACAGTATTCCCGAGCGCGGCCTTTTGGCTGATAAATATACGGACTCACTTCCCACCTCCACGTAGTATGATTAATTGCCGCTGGATTTTCTGGGGCATTCCTTGATATTGCATAGCCATTCTTTTTTCAGGCGGCAATATCCAGCCGAGCCAGACGCGAATCCATAGTTATAATTCTTGTTGCCACCATATTCGCATGTACACGTTAGAGATAGACGGCATGGATATTCTTTCATTTCCGCACCTTGGGCATAATAACAACAATTCCGGCTGGCATTTTAAACTCTTGACCGTCATATGCCTCTATCACCTCCGCCCCGGCCTCTTTGAGAAGGGCAAGGGCAAGAGGGACGTAGTCTTCTTCTGGAATTATTACCGACTCATCCGTGCTATCCTTAATAAGTGCAATACCGTTCATAAATTCAATCTCTATATTCATTCCCGCCTCCGTAAGGGTTATTAATCGGTTGTTAGTTTTATAGAACCTGTGCCGTCCATATCGCAACGGAATAGCTTTTTCTCGTCCAGTACTTCTTGCGGTATAATCCCTGATTCAGCTAAAACCTCACCTACTTTAACGGCGGCAAGTATAGCGGTCATGGCCTCATAATCGGCCTGAGTGAATAAATTTGCCCCGCACTTCGGACAGGGCTTATTCAAAAATTCGCGCATAGTCTCAAAGCCATTCCATTTGAAGCTGTTATCCTTGTAGTCGCATGAAGGACTGTCACATTTAATCCCGTTAATATTCAAACTTATTATTGCGTCCATTTATTCTCTCTCGCCTCCGTAAGGTTAAATCTTAAACTTCTCCAAAAAGCCGCCGATTATCTGCTCTACCTCAGTCGGTTGCGGCAATATCTTTGCTTGGGTCCGCTGATACTGTTCTAATGCCTTCCGTGAGTTCCCTATGAAGCGTATGGCTAGATTTTTCTGGACAATGGCCCCACGGGTAGGGTCGTCAAGCCAAGCCCTGTTTTCGGCCTCGTAGGAGCCTGGAAGATATGCCGGATGATTTTCGCGCCTGATACAAATTTTGTACCACCGCTCAAACTCCTGCCGCTTGAAAGGCAGTTCGTCCCGTAGCCAACTACAAATATCTAGCCAGCCGCCCATTTCCTCGACTACCGAATGAATGGCGGGATCGTCGAAAGCTACGGATGTAGTATGCCCGTGGTCTTCTATCGCGTTCTTTAGCTTATTGAATGCTATCAGGGCGCGGTCCGAGACTGATTCATTCATAAGCTCCACGAGGTCAGAAGGCTTCGGAAAAAACTTGCACTCCTCGACTGCGCGGCGGAACCCTTTTTTAAGTTCGTCAATCTCGTATTCTTTCAGGACAGCCCAATAAATACTAATCAGGCTGTCTGTTAAGGGCTTGTCATGAATCACGCTTAGAGTCGCCATTAGCTCTTTGAAAATTTTATCCATTCGGGTTCCACCTCGATAACGCCTCAAGGGTCTTTTGAGTATTGGGCGAGTATTTTTCCATACCAGGGACATGCTTTAAGGCAACTTGCAAGTAACCTTCAAATTTAGAAGGGGCAAAAAGAGTTACTGGCCTGAGATATTGCCGCATATTGGGGTCGTTCTTCCATTCCCGGCATTTGGAATCTATAACCGCCTTTAAGTCGTCTTCCGTGAATCCTTCTCTGAGCCTGCCGTTAATCAACCGAATAGTCGAATCGGCCATCTGGAACTTGGAACCCGACTGCTTGTTGAAGTGGTCAATTATCCGGGCATGAGTGTCAACGTCGGGCAAAAGCCCGACAATATCTTTACCTCTTGTTTTTATATCTTTTGGAGAAGGAGAAGGAGAAGGAGAAGGAGAAGGAGAAGGAGAAGGAGAAGGAGAAGGAGCATTGCCGTTGGCATGCAACTGGCATGCAACTGGCATGCCGTTGGCAGTCGGCTTAACCCCTTGTTTTCTTTTGCGCCAACCCTTAGTCGCGTTATCGGTTGCAACCTTACTTCGCTTTTCTGCACCCACAACCCATGGTTGTCTTTTTTTCCAGTTATGTAAAACTTTCACGCCACTTTTTATGTCAATGAAGCGGGTATCAGGAGAGGATAGAGCGGTTACAAAATCGGATGGCTCACCATCCCAACCGGATTCAGAAGCTATTTCCGCATCGGTCATGCCTCTTAATATTCCGGTAGGCTTGTACTCTGCGGCATAGCACCAAAGACGCTGTAATGCCCAAACGCCCTCAATACCAACTTTCCTAATAAGCCTCTTGGTTTTAAGGTTCGTATGGAAATGAATATCTAGCCGAATATCCTGATTAATAACTTCCTCCTTTCCTCAAACTGTTACTTCTGAAACTCCTTAATTACCGATAGTATTAAAAATGTTCTTCACCCTCAAGCGCAAGCCGTGGCTCAATAACCGTTACAGGGATAGGCTCGTTATGCGCCATCTCAGCCGCTATCATTATCTCCAGGCCCCGGCGCACCATATCCGCGCCATCGGCGTGTGAAAGCTCTGCGGGGGCATCTGAGGCTTCTACAGGGATAAGGGATATGCGCACCGGCTGATATCGAAGTTTTGTAAATGCGAAGTTCTGAGAAGTCTTATCCTCTTCCGAGATGATGATGGTCAGTTTGCAGTCACCTTCAGTTTGCGGGGTGAACATGCCTGCGGCTTTAACGTCGATGTAGTTTGACATTAAGCGGCCCTCCCTTCTATCTTCGGCCAGTAAATAATTATGTTCCGTCCCAATGTGTTCCGTCCCAGGTTTGCCATTTTTGCGCCCTTTATTCCCTGCTCCGATGCAAGGTTGATTACCTCTAGAGCGTCCACGGCGATAATTCCATAGCAAGTCGCACCGTACATTCCCCGCCCTGAGTAGCAATCGTCTATAGTGCCATCTACTTCTCTGGCTATCTCGTGCAATATTTCTACCGCGCTCTCCTGTGTCATTATTCTCCTTTGTTCTTCTCTCCGGGGGAGCAGTTGTCAGCTACTCCGCGCTTAAGGAGGCCCCGGCGACGCCCGACCGGTTTTTGACTCGCGCCCTTTCGGCCCGGAGAAGATTTGTTATCAGCCAAACGGTATTTCTTCCGGCATCCATGCTTCCAGGTCCTTTAGGACGGCATTCATGCTCGTTGCCGGAAGGCTATCAACGCTTACTTTGTCCTCGCCTTCCACGGCCCCATGCTCAAGTAGAAGTCCGTAAAACTCATCTTCTGGCATCTTCTTTGCCTTCATCTTCGCCCACAACATCTTCCTTTGGCCTTCGGTAATGGTCTTTGATGTTTTGCCTTCATGCTGTGCACTTCTCGTCCCCGCCGCCCAGTATGTTTCGTCCTGTAAGGCGTCTTTCTCGGCTGTGGCCGCATCGAAACCTGCCGCGCCCCTCTCGTTAAAATCCATTTCCTCTACATCCTGAGTGAAGATATCAGAGGCGGCGGTTACGGTAAGACAAGCATCGACCAGAGCCCTTTTCTTTGCCATCTTAAGGCAAGTGTTGTAATAGTCAGCGGGGTTGTCATGCTCGACCTTTTCACCCGCTATGGCTATCATCCACTTTCCAGTATCGTTCTTTTTTGTCGAGAACCCTTTACCACCTATCAGCGATATGTCTCGATTCGTCCAATATTCCTGTGGCACGGGCTTGTCCGTGATTTCAACGGGCCCGGTTCTGAAACGGTACTTGCCCTCCATCGTTGAACACGAGCCGACACCAGAACCCAAAAAATTGCCGTTCTGAGCGTAAAGCTTGACTTTGATTCGATATTCGCGGTGTCCGCCCTGCATATCAACAACTTCGATCTCTACATCCGGCACGAGACGAAAAGTCATTATCAGTTTTTCCGCGCCGGGTTTTAAAAGGGACGGCTTGCCGCCCGTACCCGGTATCACGCCGTAGTGTTCGTCCTTTTTCATCACCTCAGACATAACCGATTGAATCAGGTTGACTTGTTGCCGTATCTGCGCCGAAGTGAGCGGCGGAATCTCCGTTATTTCATTGTTGTTTCTTAATGACAAAACTGTGTTCTCCATAAATCCCCCTATTTGATTTCTAATCGTGTACCCTGTGTAATATGCGCTCCTGGTATGTAACCTCCATTTTCGGTAGCGGCCTCTATTGCCGCCTTGAGCCGTTTCTTGTCCGGCTTTAGTTCCGGTTCCTTCGGCGGGGGCGGCGGCGGGAAAAATATAGCCGGCACATCATCCTCGTTGTCTATCTCCACGGCGGGGGGATTGTCCCTGACGGCAAGGTATCGGAATACCGGGTAATCTTTCGGGGCTTCTATTTTCTTTATCCCTGCGCCCTTCATAGCGTTCTTGAGATAGTCCTTTATCTGCCCCGCCCGCTTCTCCATAAACTCGCCGCATATGGCAAGCCGCGCCTCTTCCGCCCTGAAAGCTTTGGCGCGGCCTTCAAGATCGCGCATGAACATGAATACGTTTGCGGCCTTGACTTCCAGCAGTCCCGATAAGCCTTCAAGCGTGTCCTTCACCGTCTGCTCGTCCGCGTCCATATCCGAGAGTATTTCCACTGCGGCGGAATAGTCGGCTGATAGCTGGTAAAGGCTTGGTAATTTTTCACTCATCGCGTTCCCCCTTCGCCCTGGTTGACTTCACGCTTTTTATATGCGCCAAGTCGTGGACTTCTTCCTCTAAGTCTATTTCGAGTCTTTCTATCTCTTCCATACTTCCCTCCTTGTTAATTAAGTGCTCGGCGGCAACGTAGATGGTGCGCGTGTGGTTAATCACCGTCCTACGGCTATCTCACCGCCGCCGAGCAAGCCTTATCTGCGTTATCATGCTCTTCAATAAAAAAATTGGCTTCCTCTATCAAATCAATCATTTTGACGTATTCATCTTCTTTTTTCGCCTCTACTATGGCTACGAGTTGCCTAACAAATAAGGCCTGTGATTTATACGCGTCCGAAAGTTCGACGGACGGGATGGGATGAGCCTGACTGTTTCCACATTCTTTACAGGTGAAAAACTGCATTTGGCCTCCTTAGTGCTTTATGAAATATGGTACGATTGCTGTTAATGTGGTGCTGAATAGCCAAACGAGAGCGCCGGTGAATAAATTAATCAGGGCAAAAAATAGGAGAATATCTATGCGGGACTTTCGCTTCTTGTCCAGAAGCTCATAACGCTTTGCGACGTGGGGGTTATACAAGGCGCGCCTCCCCTCGGGCAAGCTTGAGCGCGGCGCGGCAAAATATGTTTATTTCATCGCTCAGGTCGGTTGGTACGCTGCCCTTGCATTTTTCGTATTCTTCTATTAAGCCCTTTAGCGCCTCGTACATATCCGGTGCGGCGGCTATCAGGGCGGCGTTGGCGGTACGTTCCGTTTCTGACGTTGTGTCATTATCATCAATCATGGCGATTGAAGTCCTGAGGCGGCGAGTTTTAACGTCTTTGACGATTAGCCAACCTTCTAATACCCATTTCCCCTTTGTAAATTTCTCGCTCATGTGAGTCGCGCCTCCCTTATAAGCAGACAAGGTTAGTAGATATGAATTTCAGTAGGCACTCACTCCCGCAAACATGGGAGTTCTGCCCATTACCGATGCCTCTCGTTATTGCAATTTTCTTTTCGTTATCGGCCTGCTGGACAAGCACGGAAAAGGCCGATTCTTCTGTTGAGGTGGTGCTACCGCAAGCATCGCAAATAATCACTCGCTTTATTGACATTATGCTGTCCTCCACGCCACGTAAATAATTATCAGGCCGAAAATGGTTAGTCCGCCAAGGATGGTCACCGTGTCTAGGAATGGTGCGGGCATGCTGTCCTCCTTTGAATCATTGTTACCCTCTGTTCGCTTGCTTGGAAAAATCCATTGCTTCCGGCTCGGCGGCTGTATCCCGGCCTTCCAGCCATGCAATGAATTTGTCCTTATAAAATCTGATAGGACCCTTGGGTTTTCCGCCAAGGTTGAAGTAATGGATTCCCTTTTTTAATTGACGCCTTTCCATATCGCGCCTAAGTGCGTCATGTGTAGGGTATCTGCCGTACTCAGCCGCTTCCGCCAAAGTGAAATATGGACTTTCCATCGTTGACCTCTCTGTGCTAGGATACTTTCTTCTTGTCGAGTTCGGGAATGGGCTCAATCTTCTGTTCTGCAAGCCATTTAGAAACGTCTTCTTTTTTGTAACGGATTGAGTTTCCGATTTGATAATGGGGAATATCCTTTGTGAGCTTGTAGATGGTTGGCTTTTTAATGCCGAACAGATTTGATAAATCTTTGGGGGTCAAATATTCTTTGTCCAATTTATACCTCGCTTAATAGTTTTCATCAACTTGCCTTTTACAGTTAATACTATACTGCATATATTGTAGCGTGTCAACAAAAAATAATACTAAAAAGCATAGAAAATACTTTATTCACACTTTTATACATGCTTTATTGTGTGAATAAGAAAAAAAGGCTTGACATATACGTCAAGTTCGTATACAAAATAGTGTTATATGAAAGAAAAGCTCCCAAATATAGAAATTGACCTTAGAGAGATAGGTTCGAGAATCCAATCTATCAGGAAGAGGGTCGGCAAGCGTCAGCAGGATTTAAACAACGCGCTTGGTAAAAGTGAGAACTATATGAGCAAGGTAGAATCTGGCTCTATGGGGAACTTCGGCATAGATGTTGCTATTGGTATAGGAGACGAACTTGGCGTATCGACCGCCGATTTCCTTGATAAAAAAGTATTCGAAAAATCGTCTGACCAGGGTTGCACTATAGAGGGCAAGCAACTGACCCAAGAAGACGCCGCCTACCGTGTAGCCGCTAAATTAATGGTACTCCCTAAAGCCCAACAACTTCTTATAGAACAGATGATAGGCGGATTAATGCCCGTAGAACAGCCCGAAGAATTTAAAGCTACCGGCACTGAGGGCGCATTTCGGCCAGGTAAAAAAAACCAATAATGAATTGCAAAATACGAGCCAAAAAAGATTATCTAGCATTAATAGCTTCTAATAATAGCCATACTGGCCTAAAGGACAGGTTAGGCCCGAAGTTCATGGTAAAGATAAAATAGGCTTAGGGGAGACATTTGAAAATCATAATAGCAATAATTATCCTTTTTGTTTCAGGGGGTATCGCTGTTTTAAGCGATGCGAAGATTGAAAAAAATGAAAGTCCAGGGAGCTTTATAGATTGCAAAGAAGGAGTATGGGAATGGACTCTTTCTATAAGCAATTGGATTATACTTTTATCGGGCATTTACATCATCTTTAAACTTGCCCTTATTGCGTGGCGATGGGCGGCCTCAAGTCAGTAACATTTTTGCAGACGGTGTAAAGGAGGGTTTCTATGATTTTAATATCTTGGCTCATTAATTTTATATTCGGACTTTTCTCTTTGATATTTCTCTTCGTTTCTTGGGCCGGTTTATTTTCTATTGTTTTTGCTGTTATTGGTATATTCAGAAAACGATGTAAGATACCTGTAATATTTATGTACTTGGGGATGAGTATAGTTGGTACTTTACTTTTTCGAGCAGATTTGTGGTTTCTCAACTGGCTCTCAACTAAAATTGATATGGAAGACAGAATAAGTACTGGCGTATTTTGGGGAGGAATAATCATTGGCTTAATAGGTTTATTAAGTGAAGGCCCTAAATTCTTGAAACAAATATGGATTGATACCAACAGCGTCAAGGATAATCAGTGACCCGTCTCATCCTCGCCCACGCCCTCGTTTTATCCCTTCTTTGCGCTCCCGTTTTCGCTGGCCGCCACAAGGTCGAGAACATCCCTAGGGACGCGAACGGGCGCATTAAGCGCTCATACGCCGTCAAACGTGAGTTCATGCGCAAGTCAGGATTCAAGAGAGGTTTGAAAGGCTATGTAGTTGACCACATTATTCCGTTGAAAAGGGGCGGCAAAGATGAAGTCCAGAACTTGCAATGGCAAACGATTGAAGAAGCCAAGGCTAAGGACGTATGGGAGTAGTTTCAGTCAATCAGCATGAATGCCTCTATTTTGATTTTCGTTATAACGGCAGGAGGTACCGGGAAGGGACGGGTCTAAGAGACATACCCGTAAACCGCGTCAAAGCCGAAAAGTACATGCGCCTGATAGACGCGGAGATCGCGGCGGGCGAGTTCGACTATGCCAAGCGGTTTCCGCATGGAAACCGGATACACCTTTTCGAGAAGACCGATAAAAAATCAAGCCAGACTTTCCGGGAGTATGCCGACATCTGGTTAATAGCCAATGCCCCCGACAAAACAGACGGCCTCAGTCCGTCCACTCATGAAGACTATGCCAACATCCTGCAAAATCAGGTCTACCCCATTATCGGGCATATCCCGCTATCGGAAATAGGCAAGGCTGAAATCAAGAGGTTGCGCGCCGCCCTGGTCGGCATGTCCAGTAACCGGATAAAAGCTATATTCAAACCGATCCGGGGCGTGATTAATGAAGCTCTGGAGGATGATATAATCGACCGGGACCCGATTACTACCGTCCGGGTACGGCGTGGCAAAGGTACGCCCATGCCGGAGATATATCCGTTTTCCCTGAAAGAGATAGAAGTATTCAAGCTCGCCCTGCCCTGGTACTGGCGGTTATTCCTCGAGGTCGCCTGTTTTTCCGGGTTGCGGACAAGCGAGCTGCTGGCTCTGCGGTGGTCTAATGTCCGTCTTGATACAGGCTACATTCAGGTCAAGGAAGCCGTCGTGCGCTCTCGTGTAGGCCCTCCAAAGAATAAGTCCAGCATAAGGGATGTTCTGATACTCCCCCCGGCCAGAAATGCGCTCCTGGAGCTTATGGCGGGTTACTGCATGGCAAGGATGGTTAAGCGTAAGAACGCGCGGGGCTACTGGAAAGAGCATCTACTTGACCTCCAAAACTATGAACCGGGTCTTATGGGTCCTTATGTCTTTTCAAATAATGAGGGTGGTATGTGGGAGAACCGGAATATCCGGGAACGGGTCTGGTATCCGGCTCTTGAGCGTGTAGGGTTGCAAAGGCGCGGGGTCTATCAGTCCCGGCATACCTACGCAAGTTTAATGTTGTTGGCAGGCGAGCGGCCCCTGTGGGTGGCTAATCAGATGGGGCATGTCAACGTAAACATGATATTCGAGAGGTACGCAAAGTATATGCCAAAAGGGGACGAGGGGAGCGCGTTTTCGGAGATGTATGGACAACCTTTTGGACGACCCTAAGAAAAAAGGGTTGCGGCCTGAACCGTAACCCTTTGATTTATTTGGAGCGGGCGACGGGGTTCGAACCCGCGACACCAAGCTTGGGAATGTTAAACAATCCGTTATTACACCGTTGATTCTGTTGTTAAAGTATGGTATTTACTGCAAATAGCCCATTTACAAACCCACTTGCTTACACGTCATTCCCACCAAAACGGACAACGGTTGTCCACTTACTTGAAATGATTAATTCTATATTGTTCACGTGTATTATCAATTATTTTTTCT